TTCAGGGTATTTGCCGATGGCGTACAGCACACCCGTGTCTGTCCAGACAGCAACCTCACGAATCCAGAATCCCCCCACGCTTTGCGGGATGATCGCTTCGACCACCAGCCAGGCCGTGTTCGTTTTGTCTTGATACAGGTTGCTGAAGTTGCCTTCCCAGACCTTTCGCTTCAAGGCAACTTGCGTATCGACTGGGTTGTAGGTGGCTCCATTGCCGTCACCCACGCTCATTTTTACCAGTTTGATCGGCTTGCCTGAGGCCTTGCAGGCGGCTTCATATTGCATGCCGGCCTTGGTCAAAATCGTATAGAACTCTTGCGCTGCCATCACGCCTCCAACGGGTAAATAGTGGTTAACTCCCCCGCGTCTACGGTGATGGACTGACAGGCCGGTTCGGCCTGTTGCTCCAGCTCAGTGACCTGCAAGGGGTGGATTGTTGTTTGCTCGCTGTAAGCACTGCCAGCCGCCTCTTTGGCGGGGTAGGCGTGTTGTTCCAGCAATGTGGGTTGAAGCGGGTAAAGCGTGGTGTCTTCGGCGGTCATGGCAATGTTCGCCGCCTCTCGAACTGCACAGGTGAGGTCCATCAACGTGACTTGTAACGGGTAAATCGTGGTGACTTCACCCTCTACAACACAGGCACCGAACCGCAGGGTGCTGGTTGTTTCCAGGCTGATACGCAGGAGATTCATGTGCCGACTGACCGGCTTAGTGTCCTCAATAAGCCGGATCAGCTCCTGGCACACTTTCTCGGTGAAGCCGCCATCCCGAACCTCGACCTTCAGCGCATAGGTGCCCGGCTCGCGTTCAGGTAGGGTCTGCCACCACTCTTCCACGTCAATGACGTAGCCCAGGGACTCGGCCACCCGTTTCAACGCGCCCACGGTGCCCTTACGCTTGTGGATCTCGAAAGAGTCTTTAATCACCTTGCGCTTGATCGCTTCCGTCCAGTCAGGGTCCCAGCGATCGACACTGCGCTGAATGGCCAGCCAAGGCAGCAACTCAACCGGACAGGTGTCCGGTGAGTTCATGCGGCGAAGGACGTTTGGCAGATCAGGGTTTTCCATCGACACTAGGGCCAGCGCCTGCTCCAGCGTCGTGCGATTCGACGGCAACAGGCTGGCATCACTCATCGGTGCCACCGAACACCACGCTAAAGCCCGTGCAATTGGCGGCCTGATGGTCCAGCACCACCACATCCTCAACCGGGTGGACCAGCTCCACGCGCTGCACCAGCGAAACATGCAAGGCGGCATGGATAGCTGATCGACGGATATCCCGCCCCAAGCGGCGCTGGGTGTTGATATAGCGATCCAGGGACGACCGGGCTTCAGCCAGGATCAGCTCAATCTCCGGGCCCGGGTAGAGGTACAAAACAGCCTCAATCCGGTAGTCGATCAGACCGGCGGACTGGACGATCACGCGGTCGCCTAACGGCCGCACATCCTCATCACTGAGGGCCACCCGAACCACCTCAAGCAAATCCTCAGAAGCCACGCCATCGCCAACCCGGCTAAGAATACTGACCTCAACCATGGCGGGGCTTGGACTGACGACCCGGGCATCCGCCACCCGACCATCGGCCGACATGGCGTGAAATACGTAAGCATCCCGAGGGCCAGCAATCGACAGGCCCTCAAATGCAAACAGCGTGCGCTCCACCAGGGAGTCGTCCGACTCGTATTGCGCCTCGATCGGCGGTACTGCACCAGGATCAGCGGCGACCACGGTCAGACGTTTTACGTTGTAGTTGGCCGCTAGGTGATCCACATCGCTGCCCCGGGCAAAGGCCAACAGCAGCGCCTTGGCCGCATCGTTGATCCGCGCCCGGCTCATCATCTTGTCGTAAGCGGCCTTTTCCAGCAGCTTGACCACCGGGTCGGACTCCAGCGCTGCCGACCAGTTGTCCCCCATCAAGCCGCGAAAGTCGGTCAGCGCCTCTTGGTACAACGACTCAAAATCCAGCGGCTCCAGCACAAGCGGGGCCGGTAAACGGGACAGGTCAAGGGTGCTCATACGTTCACTTCCAATAGCTGACTGTCGCCCTTGTAGATACCCGACAGGCGAAAAGTGATACGCCCATCAAGAACGGACAGGACTTGAACCTGCGTCAGTTCCAGACGCGGCTCCCAGCGTTTCAGGGCGCGGGCCGCCTCAGCCTGCACAGCGCTTTTCCAGCCCTCACTGACGGGCAGATCGACAAAGCGCCGGATGGTGCTGCCGTATTCCGGGCGCATTAGCCGGGACCCCAGCGGCGTGGTCAAAATGTCTTCAATGGACTGCCTCAGATGCTTAACGCCCGAGATAGGCAGCCCGGTACGGCGGTCCATTCCGATCATGGGGCTACTCCGGCAGACGCTCTAAATCAGGGTGTTTATCGAGAAATGCCTGCGCTTCGGCGTCCGACGCCTCGACGTGGTGCTTGCTGACCTGCAGCAGGCGGTCGTCGCTCATCACCAGAGTGCGTGAGATAAAAGCCCGGTCGCGGTAAACCACCGGGCTGACAGGCTTGTCGATCGGGACGGCTTTGCTCGTCATCGTTTTCTCCAGGACAAAAAAAACCCGCAAAATGCGGGCTGGGGGTACGGTCAAAAGGCTAGGGTTTAAGCATCAGAAACAAACACATTCAATACTGGCTGCTCAAAAGCTCAAAACTTGGCAATTCGACCGTGAATACTTTTCGATTTTCGATTAAGGAAAACTCAAGTCCAAAGCCAAACACCAGCAACAGCGATCAAGACGATAGAAATCACGAGCACAATCATAGATCCGCGCTTACCGCCTTCCAGCGTCTCACCAACCCCCATATCCATGATGAGATGTCTTACACCTGCGACCAAGTGATAAGCCAGTGCTGACACCACCACCCAAACAACGATCTTCGCAAATGGCGTGGACAACATGGCCTTCATTTCGTTGAAACCTTCCTCGGAGCTCAGCGATTTTCCCAGGGCGTACAACAGTAAGAACACGCAGGGAAAGAGAATCAGTCCTGAGATCCGGTGCAATATCGATGTGATAGCGGTAATCGGATACTTGAAGGTTCCAAGGTCAAGGTTCACGGGTCTTTTCTGGTTCATATCCAATCCTGATGTAGGAAAAAGGGCTTATCTATTTGGCCCCAGTTGCGTCTCGGTGCTACGACAAAACTCGGCGCAGCTATGTCTGTAGAGGGGCGAGGCTGCCATTCATCAATGGGTACATCGCAATCCTAAACTAAACCAACCGGTTCAGTTTACAGCTTAGACGCTGACCTAGCACAAGCTTTTTCGCTTACCATGCCCCTTTAATTGAGACCATCTGATGAAGAAAAGAACCGAAGCTAGACGTCTAGCTATCCGCGATGCCGCAGGGCAAGCTTTCAAAGAACTCGGATTTGAGGGCACCTCAATGGCTCACCTGGCACAGCGGCTGGGCTATTCGAAAGCCACGCTTTACTCCTACTTTGATTCCAAAGAAGAACTGTTCTATGAAGTGTTGATGGCTTCAACAAGCTCTCAAATGGATGCCATTTTTAAGATTTTAGAGAAGCCGCTATTTGAGTTACGCAAGGATTTGACATTGCTTGGCGAGAAAATTACCGAGCTCCTCTATTCAGAAGAAGTAATGGCCGTACGACGTCTGCTTTTGTCCGAGGCAGGTCGCAAGAACGAACTGGGTCTGAAGTGTTATGAGGCTGGTCCCGCTCAGTTTCTTGTTGTTATATCCCAAAGCCTGCAATGCGCTATGAACCGTGGGTTGTTGCGACAATCCGACCCTGTCGTTGCGGCGCTTCATTGGCGGGCACTTCTGGAATCCGAATGGATCGATCATTTCCTGTTCTCGACTTCAACACAGGACAGTGAGGCAAAGGTCCGGGCCACAACAGCGCGCGCCGTGGAAGCATTTCTACTGGCCTATGGTGCTTCCAGCTCGGACAAGAATTGACGCAGTGGCAACCAACACCTCAATGCTTGTGATTGGGCGTGTTGCCGCTTGTGTCGATAATTGCCCCGCCACCGTTGATATTGCCCATTACGCGTAACCCGCCGTTGATCAACACTTCACCGTAGATCGTCAGGTCGCCATCGAGTGCAATTGCCCCGGACGTGACGACCACCGCGTTATCCGTAACGGTCGCCGATGAACCACCCACCTTGATATCCACCGAGCCGGTCGGCAGCACAATGCTGTAACTGTGGGCCTGCCAGTCATAAGTCAGCGACCCGCCATCATCGAACAGCCAGAGCTCGACGTGATCGCGGTTATCCGGGGCGGGGCCGGCATCGCCAAACAATCCCGGTACAAAGGTGCCTTGTGAAACGTCACCACTTGGGCTGAGCAAAGCGCCCTGCTCGCCCATGCTGGGCACCCGCCAGTGCCGCGCCTTGCCCGCCGCCTGACTGTGCCAGCGCACCCAGGCACTGACCCATTCGCCGTCCGACACCCGGCACACGGGCGGCATGGTCGCAAGGTCCAGGGCGACCACATAACAGCCCTTGACCACCCCGGCGATCATGCGGTCGTGTTCGGCAAGTGCGTGGCTCATGGGTCAACCTCAACATTCACGCTGAACACCAGCGAACCGGGCGGCTCATCCGGCCACGGCCATTCCGTTTCACCTAGGTAAATCGTCTGGGTCCACTCCACCAGCCACACGGTGTAGCCATCAAGCTCCGGGCGGGTCCAGTCCTGGGTTGAACGCTTGAACTCGGCAGGCTCAACCGCCAGCCCCCACGTCTGAGCGCGCAACAACACCGCCAATTGCGTGGCAAGGTGAATGGCCTGCTGGTAATGCTGATCACGGATCACATCAACAATCACCCGTGCTTCAAAGGTAACGTTCAGCGTGCTTTCGCCGGTGCCGATATCGGTACCCGGCTCGATCTCGGCGATGTCGAGAAATACGGCTGGCAGCGGGATGTGCTGCTCGATGTCAGGCCAGAAGCGGACCAACTGAACACCTGACAGCTGCTCTTGCAGATGCTGTTCAATGGTTTGATACAACAGGTCGAGGCTAAACGGCTGTTCAGACACGGCGCGTCCCCTTCAGGTATTTCTGCAGTTCAAAGTTCATTTCTTGCCGGAGAATCTGCAGCAGGCGCTCATCGGCCTTGCGGCTCCAGGTTTCAAAATGCGGCCGTACTGAATCCAGTGAAATCTTGGCCTTGGCCAACGGAAAGCGATCGCTGTTTTCCCCCACAAAACCGGAGCTGGCCCCGGTCTGCGAAGTGACTTCGCTGTCGGGGTAGTCGGCCCGGGCGAAGTGTTTACTGGCGGTACGAATCCAGATATCGGCCTGATTGCCGTACACCTTTTTGTAGAAGGCGCCGCGATAGCGCCGACTACCCACTGATACACCGGCCTTGGTCTGCCGTGGGCGCCCTGTCCGGCTGGCTTCCAGCGGGTTGATACCGAACCAGAGCTTGCCGCGCATCGCCCCGCCGGCGATCGGGTAGCTGCGCAAACGCTGCCGCACCGCCTTGACCGCGATTCGCTCCTGCTTGCCAACGGCCCGGGCTATATGGGTGCTGAGCCAGCCCAAGGTTTTATTGATTGCGCGACGTTGCGCGTTGGCAGCAGCTTTGGGTATCAGGGCGGCCAGTTCCGCAAATGCTTTCAGGTCCTCGGACGAGACCTGAATATTGAACATTCCACTGCTGGCCCTGTTCTCACTAAAGCTGCCAATGCTCATGGGCGTTTCCTCAAGATCAGCGATACCAGGCCGTCGCCGCTGGGCTCCAGTTGCAGCAGGTCATAATCGCCACCACCGTCCAGCGCAGGCAGGTCGATGGTGACAAGCAATCCTTTATTCAGCCCATCCGAGTCCGCAACCCGCACGACAAAGTGCGGCTCGCGAAGGCCGGTATTGAGACGGCCAATCTGCGGCTGTTTCCACGGTGCTGAGAACATCCCCAGCACCGGCTCGGCGCGACCCTCGATGTGGCCGGTATCGCCCAGCACGTCGAAAATCACGCTGTCGATATCGACCACCAGATCACGAATGCCCACGGTTACAGCTCCAGCAGGATCTGGGCACGTGGCCGGGTGCAGATATGCAGCGGGTTGGATTGGGCTTCGCCGGCCATGCCTTTGTTGAACGGCATCGGCTCCACCTTTCTGTAGTACGGGATGCCCTGGGTGTTGACCGTTTCCATGTAATCGGCCGGAGCAAAGGCCGAGATATAGAGGTCAGGAACGCCTTCGGGGACCAGCAGGGCTTTGTCGTCGTGGACGAAGGCAACGCTCGCGATCTTGCCGCGATAGCGTTCCCAGACAATGCCGCCGAACTCGAAGCTCTCGCGGGCATCACCACGCAGAGCTGCAGCTTGTGCCGAGTTGACGTAGGTCTCCTTGATTGCCTTGAGTCCCATCATCTTGTTCCAGAAATTCTTGCCGCAGAACGCCCGGGCCCCCGTGCTGGTAACACTGCCCAGCGCATCCTCCTGCAGATCCAACGCTTCGCCACATTTGACGCGGAAGTCAGTGGACTCGACGTTCAATCCCATCGACATTTTCTGCTGCTTCACACCAAAGCGGTCATAGAGGTTGAGCAGCACCGTCTTGCCGTCAGCATCGAGAATCAGACCATTCAAGGCACCGGCACGCTGGAACTCGTGAGTCACGTCCAACTGGCGTCGGGCTTTCAACAGTCGCGCATTAACCACGTCCTGCACCGCCTGCAATTCGCTGCGTGTGCCGAAGGCGCGAATGCCCTGAATCTCATCGGCCTTGATGGTAAAACGCTCCGGCAAATGCACGGTGTTGAACGGGATCAAGGTGCGCTTGCTGGCACCCACGACCAAACCCGAAGTACCGCGCTCACCGGCCGGTACCAGTGCCAGGGTATCGCCGTCCTTTTCGATCTGCACGGTCAGGGTGGTGATGCCCTCTTCACGAAACAGACCGAGGCTGCTCAAGCGCCCGGGTAGATATTGCTGTTCGTTGATGGCAGCGGTCAGCGAAGAAACAGAAAACGCTTCGTCGTCAAAGATGGCGATATCGGCCATTGGGGACTCTCCAGAATGTAAAAACCCCGCTCGATGGCGGGGTGCGATATAGGGGCGGTCGGCTTAGCGCACGATCACAAAATGTTCGGCCAGTGATTTCTCGCCCTCGGGGTCAAGCCCAGTCAAATGCGCCTCGCTGACTTCAGCCAGGCGCACCACTGCGCGACCACGGCGTACGATGTCGGATTCGCCCAGCGGGCCGTAGAGGATGGCCACGGCGGTCTGGCTGCCGTCTTCGGCGGTGGGTACATAAGGCGCGAATTCGCCCGAGGCGGTCACCAGCCCGAGGACTTGGCCAGCATTCAGCGCAGAGCCCGCCGCCACATTGATCGCTTCACGAGAGATGTTCCCGGCCCCTTCGGACAGCAGGAACTCACCCGCGTGCATCGGCTCTTTTTTAATGGTCATGCTTTTACCCCTGTCTGGACGGCGCGGCGGGCCGCATAAATGGCATTGGTGTCAGGCTGTTTGGCCTGGGTTTTCGGCGCCGGCTCATCGCTGATCGGCAGGCTGTTATCGATTTCAAACCCGCCGCCGCTGACCAGCTTGTCGAACAGACGACTGCGCACCGCTTCAGCACTGAGCCCGGCAGCTACAAACTCCTGGGTGAACTCCGGCAAACGCGCCGCCACGCACAGGTCGCGCACGGCCTTGGCATTGGTCAGCGCGGCATTAACTGTGGCCTCGTCGGCCAACTTGGTGGTGCTGATCAATGCTTCGATCAGGTTGCTAATCCCAGCGGCCGTGCAACTTTGGGTGATCAGCAAGGCCAGCTTCGCCGAGTCCACGATGGGCGGTTTTTCGGGTTCAGGCGGAATAGGTTCCGGTGTTGGCTCAGGAACTGGCTCGGGCGGTTCATCCAATTGGGCCAGTAATGCTTGCGGTGCATGTTGGTAGCGCTGCAGTGCACCGCCCTGCCCCAGGCAAGCTTTGACGGCAACGCCCTCGCCCACTTCGTCAGCCAAGCCCAAGGCCACCGCTTCGCTGGCCGTGAGCCAGGTTTCAGCATTGACCATGCGCCGCAGTTCAACTTCGTCGATGTCGGGTGCCTTGGCCTTGTAGGCCGCGATGATGGCTTCCATCGCCTGATCCAACGCCGTGGCCACCTTACGCAAATCTTCGGCATCACCTGCGGCGTAGGTCCACGGGTTGTGGATCATCAGCATGGCATTGGACGCGATCACCACGCGGTGCGCGCCACACACCGCGACACTGGCCGCGCTGGCTGCCAGCGCATCTACACGGCCGGTGCAACGCTCGCCCAGGCGCGACAGGGCGTTGTGAATGGCCAAGCCGTCAAACAGGTCACCGCCGATGCTGTTAAAGGCCACAACAATTGGCGACACACCATCATCCAATGCCGCCAAGTCGCGGACAAATTGGTTGGCAGTGATGCCCCAGGTACCGATCTCGCCGTATACGTAGACCTCAATGCTGCGTGTCTCGGCCTCGCCGCTGGCCTTCAGGCTGTACCAGTGCTTGTTTTGCGGCGCCGGTGGGTCACCGGCCTTGTTGAAAATGCGTAGCCTGTTCATGGTGTCTCCTTATCGGCGGCCGGTTCTGGCTGGTCGACGAGCGTTTTGTAGTTGAGGCCCAGATCACGGGCACGGGCCTGATCGGCAGCGTTTTCAGCGTCGACGGTTTCAGCGTCATAGCCCGAACGCAGGACCATTTCACTGCGGGAGTTGAAGCCCGCATTGACCTCCATCATTCGCGCCTGAATGTCCTGCACCGGCTGGATATAGGCCCAGCCCTGCGGTACCCAGCGGGTACGCAGGTACTCGCGGCGGCGTTGCGCGTAATCGTCCAATTTCAGACGACCCGCCAACACCGCCATATCCATCCATGCGGCCCGCACCGGGCGGCACAACTGGTGGACGTACACGCCGAACTGCAGTTGCTCCAGACGACGCCGGAATTCGTTGAGCACAACCCGCAGCGCCCGGTCGTTGACCTCGCGCATATCGCCGGTGAGGATTTCGTAAGGCGTGCCGGTACCGGCGGCAGCTGCCATCAGTTGCTGCCGCATAAAGTCCGGGTAGTTGTTGCCGGCGTCCGGTGGTTTGGAAAACTCCACTTCTTCGCCAGGTCCCAGTTCCTGCATAGTCCCGGGCTCCAGCGCGACCATCGGCGTGAAGCCGTCTCGGTCTTCGGTCAACAACTGCCCTGTGACCGGGTCGCGGGGTTGCTGTGAGGCTTCGGGGGGCGGTCGGCTGATAAACCCGGCAAACAGGTTGGCCACCTCCTGACGAAACAACACCGCGTCATCGTAGTTGTCCAAGCTGCGCAAGCGCTTGAGCACCGGCGCCAAACGCGGCACACCGCGCAACTGGCCAGGCTCGACGGGCTCAAAGATATGCAGCACCTGCTCGGCCGGAACCCGCACCAACTGGTTGTAACCGGCGTTTAGCGACGACGCATCACGGGGATGCACCCGGTACATGTGATACGCCACGCGCTGGTGAGCCGGGTTGAATTCGATACCGGCGCGGATGCTGTTGCCGTTTTTGGCGGGCTCAAACTTGTCGTGTGGCACAAACTCGGGGGCCAGTACCTGGAGCTGAAGCGGTACCGCCAGATCCTGGTCCAGGCTGCGTGGCCGTATACGCACAAAACACTCACCAGCGGTTTCCACGGTGCGAGCAATCAAGGCCTGCTGGCCGTAGAAATCGGTCAGTCCATCGGCGTCCGACTCGTCCACCCAGTCCTCCCATAACTCCTGCTGCGCTTTGCGCAGGGCATCGTCCTCAATCTTGGGTCGCGGAGTGATGCCGGTACCGATCAGGTTGCTGACGCGCTTGTCGATGACGTTGAAGGCGTAAGGGTCATTGCGCACTGCTGCCCGCGAACGGGCCCGCAGGTTGCGCAAGGCCGGGGTGTTGATGCTGTTGATACCAACATCAGGGGCGTCCCAACTGGCCGAACGCCTGCCCTCTCCGGCCCCTTCATAACTGGCTTTGATCCGCTCGGGCAGCAAGAAGCCGTTGCGGGTCAGGGTTGGATATTGGCGTGCCATTAGAGTCCCTTGCCTCCATGGTAAAGCCTCACCACTTTTGAACGTGGCCCGGCGGACGCGACCAACGAAGTGCGGATCTGGTCACGCGCCTTGAGCAGCTCATCCACCGTGCGGTACTCCACGGTGCGATCGGCATAGCGCACGGTTTTCTCACCGCGAGCGATGGCCGCCTCAACCGCGTCGAGGTGCTTTTGGGTAAAGGACATAATCAGCGTCTCTTGAGATAGCCGCTGCTAGAGCTGCGACGTTGAGGGGGTCGTGCAATTGGTTGGGTTTGAACTACGGGTACAGCAGGTTCTGGGGTTGGTGAATGCATCTCCGGCTCGGTAGCAATGACGGGCTGATCGACTGCCGATGCAGCTACCGGGGCTTTTTCAACAAACAACTCAGCCTGAGCCAGCGCCTGGGCAACTCGGTCCCAGTCACGCTCCTTGTAGCGATCCAGCCCCAGGTAATGGGCCATTGCCAGGCAATAAACCATCAAGTCCAACGCTTCGTTACGCTCGGACTTGCCCTTGATCCACTCAGTGACCGGTTTACCCTTCACATAACGTGTCATCCGGCGCTCAGCCACACACTGTGCAAAAAAGTCATCCGGCAAATCTTTCGCAAAGTGCAATGCACCAGGACCGCTTTCAAACGGGTAGCGGTTATAGATCCAGTCCTTGGCTGTATCAGTCCCGACGATCCAAAGCTCGGCGCCGTTTCGTTCGGTCTGGCCACGCCATGTCACATCGACCATCGAAGGCCGCTGGGCAATGGGTGGTTTGCCAGGCTTGCTCGCACCTTTGATTGCAAACACATTGCGCCACCGCCGCAGACGGCAGAACTGGTACACCTCATTTGTGTGGTGTCCCCCGGTGTCGATAGCCGTCGCCAGAATCGACAAGCCCACGCCGCAGGGATGCCAATAGCGCGACTTCAATTTTTCATCGAGCGCGGACCAGGTGCGGTCGTCTGAGGGATCACCCATGATGACTTGGTGATCGATGATCCAGCGCTCTAACCCCACGCCCCAACCCATCACCATGAATTCAAGCCGGTTGGCCTGCACATCGACCGAAGCCGTAAGCATCAATGCACCCTTCGGTACCGAACCAAGGACATAGTCTTCCTGCAAAGCACGGGCCTGAAGAACGCTCGCCTTGGTCTGCTCCTGAGTGCTGTCCCAGACCTTGGCTAACCGGGTGTTGAAGAACACCTGCATAGCCTCCAGATCACCACTGGCCTGTTTCACGATGGCCTCGTCATAGTCCTTCGCCATCGATAACCAACTGGTCCACCCCAGGGGGGCGTACAGGGCATTGAGGTGGAACCCTACAGTTTCACCATCACCTTCCGCGTGGGAACGCCACTCGCCCTGGGCCAGCATTTCGCCTTTGTGGTGCTCTTCAATCAGCGCACCGCAATCAGGGCCGCTGCAGAGGTACTCAATACGGCTGTAATCCTCCGTATATTTGAGGTTCTCCCACTCAAGAATCTGCATGTGCCGGCAATGAGGGCATGGGACGTAGTAGTAACGCTGGTCGCTGATCGCAAATAGATCGGCAATGCGTGAAGCACCTTTCAGCGTGGGCGAGCTTGAGAAGTAGAACTTGGCCTTCCTGCCAAACGTACTGCCCCGAATTTCGGCCAGTTTTACCGGATCACCTTCGTTGCCTACGTCGACCTCCCAACGGTCAATCTCATCTCCATAAATAAACCGGGCGGCCAGCTCCGCAAGGTTGGCGGCGGAGCCTGCAGTAACTGCATACAGAGTGCCGCCCTCAAACTCCTTGGTGTCCTGAGTATTCTTGGCATCGCGCGACCTCGGCGCAGCCACTCTTTCGCGCAGCACGGGGGTGGCGTCGATGGTCTTGCTTATCCGGGATGAAACCCGCGACGCGAGTTTGAGTGTGGGGAGTAGCGTCAGAATGTTCGACGGCGACATGTGGATCAGGGCACCAATCCAGTTCAGCGCTATCTGGGTTTTCATCAACTGCGAAGCCACCATCGTAACCACGCGTTTGCAGGGGTGAGCCGGTGACAAACAGCGCATGGGCTCCCGGGCGTATGGAGTGCGGGCGGTTCGATATTGACCTGGCTCAGCAGCACCGACACTGCGAGGAATACGCATGTACTCGTCTGCCCATTCATCAACCCAGAGGTCTGGGTCTGGACGCAAGCCACGGTAATACGCCAAACGGTAAACCTCCGTTCCGTCAGCGTATGGAAAGTGCATAAGATCAGCTCTTGGTGAGTGCTCGGGAAAGATCACTGATGGACATGCGTTCAGCGTCTTCAAGCGTTCTGCGAATAGAAGTAGTCAGGTGTTTTTCGATTTCCCAAGGATCGGTCAACGCAACCAATTCAGAGGCAATCTGCGGTGGCAGTCCGAGAAGAAGGTCCCGCAGCATGCGGCCTGCTTCAAAGGCCGCCTTATCAACCACACTCGCCTCCACTAGGGAGCCGTTTTCTTTTCGGACCTGGGCTTCGATCTGTTCCGCCTGAGCGTGTTCACGACGTGCCCGGGAACGCTGGTAGTCAGGAATAGACGGAAGCGAGGCGTTAGCCGGAGGGTGAATCGGCGCAGTAGCTGGAGCACTGGCCTGCTTGCCCTGAGCATGACGAGCGCTCACACCAGCCTTGCTGGGGTCACGAGTCATCGCCAGAAACTGCTCACTGGCGTCAACATCCACAAGACCTGCTTCATTCAAAACCAGACGATCATTTTGAATCAGCTTGCTGATGTGTTGTTTGGACCAACCCTTCAGTTCGCCGTATTCCTTACGTGTCAAAAACGCCATGTGGTCGTCCCTTTTAATACCGAGTCAACTGGTCAACCAGTCAACTGTGGTCAACTAACTTTGAAACCCAGCCACTAACGATTTCCCGCGGGTTTCCTGCCCCGTACCCGTGGAAAATGCCCAGGGTCCCCGGCAGGATTTGAGAGACGAGAGTTATTCTGATTGGTCCGAACGGGGTGGAATTTCACAAACCCCGAGGCGTTTGGCGGCCCAGCGCTCGTAAAGGCCGATGGCGACGTCTGCCCCGGCCATCGCCGTGAGGCAACCCACCGCCGATGACGCCCAGATCGACACGCCGTTGGCATGCAGCAGCATCATCGTGGACAGCCCGCAGCCGATACAGGCACCTGACCTCAAGGCCAGGCGCCGCACCAGTGACCAACCCCGGGCGCCATCCTTGTCAGCTCGCCACATCTCACCCGACACCCCACCGATCAAGGACAGTGCAATCACCAGCCAGATCGGCATATCCGCTAACGCTTGTTGCTCTGTTGTCATTGCCTGCCCCTAAACGCAAAAAACCCGGCGCAATGGCCGGGTTTAGTGGTGGGTGTCGGCCGCTCTCTGCGGTCGCACCTATCGAAGATGACTACTTTTTACAGGTGGAATTTACTGGCAGCAAGCAGGTTTTAATGCCACCGGCGAATAAGTAGGCTAGGCAGCTGAACGCCCGGCGAATGTCGGCGAATACATCATCCCGGCTAGCGCTTTTGGGGGCTGTCTGCCCTGCCCCACTGCTCAGGATCAAGGTGGGACAAGGGAGAGAGCCTAAATCAAAGGCTGTGCCCTACTGTCCTACTTCTTTTACTTTTTCCTCGTATATAGAAAGATTATTAAGAACACGCATGCGCGTGAAACGCGCGTATTGCTGCCCGCTACGCTCACATGTGCGAGGGGCAGTAACAGGCGGGACGGTGGGACAGCCCAGTAACGGCGCGGGCTGCGCTTGACCCACTGCTGTTGAAAGCAGCGGGACAAGGTGGGCCATAGATAATGGGTGGGCAAAGGGAGAGGCATCGATCACGCAGCTTTTTTCCCAAGCAGCAGTTCAGCAATACACTCATGAGCTTCGTGCAGTCGCTCGTAGTAGGTTTTCCGGCAGCACCCGCAGTGAGTGATCTTCTGCGACAGGAAGCTGTCGTGGTTGCAGTAGTGCTCGCGCACCACCACCGACAACTGCGGCGGAAGGTGTTTATTGACGATCAACTCAATGTCGGCCGACTCATCGAGCAGTACCCGACTGCCCCGCGTGCCGCGAATCAGCTCGCCCTTGGTTTCCATCAGCATGGCAATCATGTTGCCGCTGCCAGTGCTTTCGGGCGCTGCGCTGTGCAGATCCTCTGCCCACAGTTTGAGCATGGCGTCGATGTGCTTAATCAAAGCAAGGCTCCTCGATCTTCTGCACCTGCAGGGCTGAGTGGCCACCCCAGTTATCAGGCTTTTTGTACGCCCAGGGACGCTGCCCGCTTTTTGCCAGGGCTGGCAGGCGCACACGACGCCATCCAAGCCGGTGCATAATCGCGCCGACACGCATTTGCTCGGGCTTGCCCCAATGGCCGAAGTCGAGTTTGAGTGCGCTGGCCAGTACTTCGCTGCCGCTGGTGGTTTCACCGATCTGCGACTCTTCCAGCCAGGTCAAGATCGGACCTTCCCATTCATCCACCACAAAGCGCTCGTCCTGGGCTTCGGAGAACATCGCAGTTTCGTCGCGGTTAACCCACCAGATCTCATCGGCCTTGTAGCAAAACATCGCCTCAGCCCAGAGTTGGTCACGGATCTCGCGCAGTTGCTCCAGATCGACCTTAGTGCAGGCCACCGGCCAATAACGGCGGTTGCCCGTGGCGTCTTTGAGGTATTCGTCCTGGTTGGTGGTACCCACGAAAACACACTGGCGTGGCACGTCATTTGTTCTGCGTCCGTAGCTCTCGCGGTAGGTGTCTGTGGACGCTGAGAAGAACTGCTTGGCCTTGGTACTCTCGGCCTTGTTGAAGCTGTCCAGTTCGCCCAGTTCGATGATCCATTTGCCACGGATCGCCTGAAAGCCGTCCTTGTCGCCCAGGGCAAACGGCGTATCCATAAACCAGTCGCCGCCGAGGATGCTCATGGCCGTGGACTTGCCTTCGCCCTGCCCGCCTTCAAGGATCATCACTGAGTCAGCCTTGCAGCCCGGCCGCATTACCCGTGCGACCGCCGAGATCATCCAACGCTTACCGACCTTGGCGCTGTAACCGCTTTGGGTCACACCCATGACCGTGTTGAGCCAGGTGTCGAGACGCGGCACGCGGTCCCATTCCAACTTGTTCAGGTAGTTGCGCACCGGGTGAAAGGAATTGTCATGGGCCACAACGCTGACCGCCTCGATCACGCTGGAGGCTTTGACCCGCAGGTTGTACTGCTGGGCCAGCCACTTCATCACCCGGATATCGTCGATATCGCCCCAGTCCCCCGTGCCACCGCCATAGGGAGGTGTGCGCAATTTGACGATCTTTGAGCTGAAGGCGCTGAAGGTGATCACACCGGCCCAGCGCTCATCGTTGCCCAGGATCAGTTCGACGTTTTGCATATGGGCGATCAATGAGCCGTTTTCAGTACGTGCCAGTTGGTCTTTCCAGCCACCTGCAGCCGGCGGCCTGACCACCGACAACACCTGGCGGCGGACAGCGTCCAACCCTTCGGCACAATGCAGATCGTTGAAGTCGGTCCACTTGATCTCGCGCTCGCCCGAAAAGACCGGGCCAACCACCTGGCCGCCAACGATCAAGGCCGCGTTGCTGCCCTTGTCTTCGCCCGGGTTCCAAGGCTCGCCGTTGGCGCGTTTGGTCTTCCAGTCATCGTCGCGGCAGACGATCAGGGCGCGGCCCGGGAAACGCTCGCGCATGGCCTTGGCCACCACGCTCAAATTACCCGCGTCAAACGCGATAGCCACCGTCAAAGAGGTGGCCATATGCAGGCTTGCGCCGGTGGCGTAGCCCTCACATACAAGGACCGGTTCACCGGGCTCAGGATGTGGGCCAATCAGGTGGAAGGCGCCCTCCTTGGACATGCCATAGGGCCAATAGGACTTGTCGCGGCCAGTGTCCTGCTGCTTCTCCGGGTAGATAACCTGCAGCCCAACGATCTGATCCCGCACATTGCTCATCGGCACCAATACCGCCCCGGAGCGCGGGGCGTAACGCACGCCCATGCCGACGATCTGTTTACGATCGAGGTAGGCGCTACGGCCCTTCTCCGGCATGCGCTTGAACAGGCCAGATGCACGATTGGCAGCACGCCGTGCGGCGTCCGCGGCAATCTCGGCAGCGCGGCGTTTACCTTCCTCTTGACGAGCGCGCATTACGTCGCGCTCTTCCTGGCTCATACGCCCGGCCTTGACCTTGATCTTGTTGCTGTCGCCCGAACGCCAGTCACCGAAGCTGCCGAAAATCAGCGTCTCGTTTTTCTCGGTGCGATGTTCATGAATCACATACCAGCCGTTTTTCTCTTTGCCCTTGTCCTGCGTGGTCTTACAGCGGGTCAGCTTGCCGAACGTGAGTGGTTGCGCAGGCTCAAGGCCGTGGTCAGCAAATTGACCCAGAACGTCATCGAGCATAACGGGTACCTATTTGTTCATTCAGTTGTTGGCAGGCTGCACAGCGCGTGCAACTGGTGACGGCCAAACGGCGGGCCAAGGGAATTGATGAATCGCAGTCCACACAAAACTCGTAAGACGCAAACACCGGCTGCGCTTTGCGCGCTGCCAGCGCTATGTCGATACGCTCCTGCACCAGGTCATTAGCAAAATCTGCGATATCAGCCACGGTCAGTACCCCGCGTAGTCGAGTTGACGTAGCAGGCGCGATTGAACATGCCCAGCAGCCCCTGAATACCGCGAAACACCTGCAAGCGGATCTCGGCCAGTTCGCGGTCATTGACCACACCGTCGCCGATGCTCTTGGCCCAGGTATCAGCCAAATCGGCTACCTGCCGGAAATACACGGCAAGGCCAGTGGTCAGCGTTTCGGGTATATCGTCGGTATAGGCTTCGGCCAGTTCCTGCCAGATCGTGTCGCCCACCAACGCATGCACCGCATCCAGGATGCGGCGGTCTTTAGTCAGCTCCAGGATCTCGGCGAATTCTTGAACATTCACCGTGTGGCTTGGGTGGGTCGGAGACAGCTTGTGCTGCAGCGTGGTGGGATTACGGCCGGTGGTGGCGGCGATGGCAGCAGCGCCACCCGGGTAGTCGCGGGCAGCGTGATACAGGGCCAGATCGAGCGGCAGAATTTCGCGGCGCGCTCGTTGGGTGCAACTAAGAGCAATACGGCTCATGGCATTAATCCTTGAATGTTGCCAGTGCCGCGCGGCGTGCTGTGGTGGTACATTTGCCGCGTGGCTTGTAAGGGCCCAAAAAGCCGGTCTAGATTCTTAAGATCGAAACCGGCACCGTGCCGAGGCGAGCGATCCGTCGCTCACCTCTGGCGCAACAGCTGCCTGATCTGTGGTGGAGAAGGCAGCAACCCAAAGCTTCCGAGCCTTGGAAAGCGCGGTTAAGGGAGGCGGAATTGCATGTGGTGTGCCCGCCTACCTTGACCGCGACCCGGCGACACTGTGGTGGTGTGTGCTGGGAGGAAATGGGCGGCCTTATTGGTCGCCTTTTTTCTATCTAGGCCGCCTTGGTTTCCGTCACACCGAAGTGATCAAGAACCTCAGCGAGCGATACACGACCTTCGCTTTGGCGGGTCAATGACTTGATCAGCGAAACGCTTGGGTCTTTGCTGGCGTACTTAACGTGCAAACGCAGGTAGTTGACCGCGATCTTGCAACGCCCGGCGTAAGCCTGCAGTGCGTCTGAATCTAAGCTGTCGATGTAGTCACGCAATTTCATGTGGTGTACCTCCGGGTGACGCAATTTAACCACAAAGGTTAACTATTGCAATACCTCTAAGGACATTCACCCCATAGGTTAATCTGGGCACAATCACTGCATGAGAATTTCAGATACTCGCCTGCACAATTTCCGCCAGATCCTGGCCGAAAAAAAACTACGCCTGATCGACATTGCCGAGCTGCTCGGCAAAGCGCCTGCGCAAGTGAGCGCTTTCGGCGGGAAGAACCCAACCAAAGGAATTGGCGATCAAATTGCGCGTGAAATTGAAAGAGCCCTCAGCCTGCCTAACGGCTCGCTCGACATCCCGCATGGTTTTGCAAATTTCGATAACGGCTCTGTACTGGGCTACACCGGCAGGAAACTGCCTGTGATCGGCTCAATCGCTGCAGGCGCCTGGTGCAGTTCTGAAGAAAACTTTGATCCGCGCGATGCTGAAGAATGGATCGAAGCACCTGGACCGGTTGGGCCGCGTGCATTCATCCTTCGCGTTGAAGGCATCAGCATGGAGCCCAAGTTTATGGAAGGCGATAAGGTTGTTATCGATCCATCGCTTGACGCTTTCCCTGGCCACTTTGTGGCAGCCAAGCGCACACGCGACGAGGCTACAACGCTAAAGCAACTTAAACAGGAAGGGAGCGAGTTGTATCTGTACGCGCTCAACCCTGACTGGCCAGAGCGCATTATTCGGATGACTGAAGAGTGGAGCATTTGTGGGCGGGCTAGGTGGAAGATTTCAGATTTATAGCGGGTATTTCAACTGTTATAAACATCATCCACAGGTGCAGGTGCAGGTGCAGGTGCAGGTGCAGGTGCAGGTGCAGGTGCAGCTTCGCTCTTATTAGAAGTATCTAACTCAGACATATTAATTTTAGATCCTAAATCTTTGGCCAAGTGTGACTTCAACATTTCTATTTTCAATCTAGTTCTCAAATGAAACTTTTCAGCAGGATCTATCCCTAAATCTTCAGCAGTCGAAAAAACTGTATTCTTTGCCAAAATGAGCAATTTTGCCAAAGCAAGGCGTTCTTCCTGAATAGAAAAAATCTTGACCATGAAGGCATGAGCTATCCGCCAAGAATAGTAGATTGCCCCACCTACAACTGCTGCAAAGGGAAGGCGCAAAAAAAATGCAGCAACAACATCCGCAGCACTCACATAATGAGCAGATAGGAAATTCCCTGCACCATTAAATATCACTGCCACACCCAACCCAATAACAAACGCAGGAACCACCATCAGCCGCAAATATACCGCTGCCTGCCCCTTCCCCTCTTTTATATAGTCAGAGAACTCATCTGAGATAAGACTTCTGTCGTTTACGAGTCCCGAAAGCTGTTGTTTAAGGTCGGCAACCCCATCATTTAAATTTTTAGTTTCTCTTGTTAGTTGTTGTAAATTATTTTGCTTTGCCTGTAGTTCAACAACTACGTTACTAAGACCTGCCTTCAAAGCCTCTGCATCGGACTCAAGTTCATTCAGGCTCTTTTTCCCTCTTTTAATTGCAACATCTAACTCCTCAGACTCCTTAGTCTGTTTTGAAATAACATCTACATATTCATCAATCTCTTCAGACAAGGTTTCATGCTTAACTTCTAGCGCAGCAACAGCCTCCTTCGACTCTTTAACATGTGTAGTAACTTTATAGGCGGCAGATGCAAACTCAACTAGCGTAGAGCGCATATCTTTTGGCCTAGTGAACTCAAAGCCATAAATAGTAATTGTCGACAACTTAGGCCTTGCAAGAACTCCTTTCGTACGAATAGAAAACTTTGAACAGAACTCATTCACTGATACCCAGCCACCTCTTGAGCCCACCTCTACAGTTAAAGCTTTTGACTTACCTTCTGAAGTATACAAACACAGTTCAATACTCTTATAAGCCTCACCAATAAAGTCTATTCGCCTGATAAATACCGGGGTTGTCGTTTGGAAAACTCTTTCCCGCTTTTCTAAATCAATACTCTTTTTACCAGCCACCTGGGGAGACAACATAGGTGAAAAAAGAGGAGTAGTAGAGAAGCTCCTAGTTATGTTATCAACTGTAAATGATAACGCTTCAATATTCGAAACCAGCTCATCTAACTCAGTAGTAAATAACGTCATAGTACTCACGCTCTTATTTTGACATCACTATGACATCAACCGATTAATAAGGCCAAACCTTGATGCTCTATCCCGTTAGCGCCTGAACCAAAAAACCAAATAGAGCATTTTTTCTTGTAAAATTAACCTTTCAGGTTATTATCGTCTCACTCTCCCACCACAGAGCGAGGCAACACCATGCACACCACAGCAACCCTGCACGTCCACCCAGCGTGCGCCAGTAACCGTCGACTGATCGAGCAGCTGCAAGCCACCACCGGCTGTCTAGTCATCCTTCACAACCACAAACCCCGACTGGTCCCGCACAGCAACAGCCCTGCCCCGTTCGATCCAAACAACGGAGGGCATGCAGCATGAACCGGTTTTTTTTGGCTGATAAAACCCTTCGCCTGCTGGCTGCGCAGGTCAATTTGAACGGCACGTTTCGCCACTCGTGCAGCTTCAAAAATACCAACCTGCCGTTGATCTTCGTACTGCAGGTTGAGCGCGGCTCCTCTGGCACGCTTTTCACCATTGTTTCCGGCGAAGAGAAGCACAGCCTGACGGTTTACGACCCCGACAAAGACACACACCTGGTACTCGCTGACTTTATTGAGTCCATCGCCAACGGCCGCATGGACACTGCCGAGCCAGCAACACCGCGCGTGCGTGCTGAATCTGTCGATCGCGGCCAGCTACTGGATGCCAATCAACAAGAGTTGCTGCAGAAACTGGTGCGCAAAGGTGGCTCGTTGTTACTCGATGTCGGTCTGGATGAAGCTGTCAGCTTGGCAGTGCATCGCACACAGAGCCGTAAAGGCATCACGGCGATACTGATCGCCGGCGACAGTTACCCGCGCACTCAGTGCTTTACCGCTTATGGCGACGACCAGCACAGCTTTAGCCGGCTGCTTCAGTCGCTCGATCACTTAGTCGCGTCGGCGACTTCTACCGCGCTCGCAGCCTAGGGGGTGTTATGGAACGCACCCTCTCCAAAGCCGCTGCGTGCCTAGGCACTACCCGGCCAAAACTGATCAAGTTGATGCGCGAAAAAGGACTGCTCAACGAACGCAACCTGCCTGCCTTCCCGGTTAGGGACCGTGAGTATTTGCGGATAAAGGACAGCAACTGGTTTCACGCCGAACTCGGCATGCAGTACAGCCAATCAACCCGGGTACGTCAGTCTGGCATCGCTTGGCTGGCCGAGCAGTTGGGCCTGACCCTTCCAGCAATTCCAGCAATTCCAGCTGATCACCGTGACGTGGCCTAGGGAATACGCTCGGCAGATCGTGGCCATGCCGACACGCGAGGAGCGCAACGCTGCGCTCCTTGAAGTGCCGGAGCATTTGCGCGAACTGACCAAGCGACACTGCCTGAATGCCTGGAACCACCCGGCCCGGCTCCAACCAAAACCGAGCACACCAGCCCATGACTAATGCCAACCAAAGCCCTCTACGGCTGCTGCCAGCACCGGATGCGGACACCGTAGAGCTGCTGTACCGCAATTTTGGTGACGTGCTGATCCCCCTCGACAAGCTGCGCGTGCAGTACTTTCGCCACCTCAACGAGCAGTCTTTTGCGGCAGAGATCATCAGCGGCCGGATTCAAATACCCGTAATCACACTCGACAGCAGCCGCAAGGCGCCGAAGTTCGCTCACATCCGCCACGTTGCCGCGCTGATTGATATTCGCGCCTACAAGGCTGACGAGGAGCTGGCCAGACCGCAAAGCGGCACACCGGATAAAGACGACTAGCCAGCGCTGCCACCACCGGCGCCGCACCAGGAGCACACCACATGACCCCGACCCAGATCAGCGCACTGATCTTTTTGACATTGAGCGCGGCCTTGCTCTATTGGCTCGGCTACCGCAACGGCCTGGCCGATGGCCGCAAGCATCACCCTGAATACCGCACCCGGAGAAAAGCGGCATGACGCACTCACTGACCAACTGCCTACCCCTGCCCGCTTTGCTCCGCAACACCAGTGGGATCGATACGCCTGTAAAAAACAGTCTCTGCTGCGCAGCAGCAGGCATTACTAAAGCTTTTCGCGCCACTGCGGGGGTGCTTATACCCCACATAAAGCTGCGCGAGGCAGCGCGCATTGATGCCCCGCTAAGCGCTCAAAATCGCCCGCCCGCGCAGCTTGTGGTGGGGTATACGCACCCAGGCACCGCTATCAAAGGGGATGGCCATGCGTAAAGAGCTGATCAAAATTAGCGAATACCAACGCCGCCGCTGGGGTGAGAACGGGACACCGCTCTGCTCGCAAGCCATACGCAATTACATCCGCAACGGAAAGCTGCCGGGCGAGCAGATAGGCTCGCTCTGGTATGTGGACTGGAACGCACTGAACATAGCTGAAGGCAACGACCTGGTCGCTATGGTGCTAAGAGGAGTTGCCTGATGGCTCCACGGCCACGCAATAGTGCGAACAAGCACCTGCCGCAGAACCTGTACTTTGATCCACGCCGTTCGACCTACCGCTACCGTCGCCCCAGCGACGGTAAGTGGTTTCAATTCGGTACCGATCGGATCAGGGCAATTGATGCCGCAAAACAGCTCAACCTGGCCTTCATGCAAGGCGCCGATCTGGTCCGCTCTGTCATGGGTAATCCATCAGGGTCCTTTGCAGGCTTTCTGGATAAATACGAAGCCGAGATCTTACCTCCCCGCGAACTGGCCAAGGGTACGCTCGGACTGTATGCCGTTCACTTCAGACGCTTCCGAAAGCATTTTGAGGGCAAAGCAGTCGATCAAATCACCATACGCATGGTTGCCGAGTTCCTGGACACACTGACCCCGAGGAGCGCCAATCAAAGCCGCGCTCTGTTGGTGGACATTTTCAATCATGCCGCGTCCAAAGGCTTATGCCCGGACAACCCGGCATCGAGCACCATTAACCGTATCGAGAAGAAGCAACGCAGACGCCATACCGTGGAAGGTCTGAAGGCGATCAGGGAGGTGGCCCCACCCTGGCTGCGCAACGCCATCGACTTAGCGCTGATCACTGCTCAGCGGCGCTCAGACATTCTGGACATGCGCTTTGATGGAGTAAGGGATGGTTTCCTGTACCTGGTACAAAAGAAGACAGCCAAGGCCAGTGATACGGCGTGGATTCGATTTAAGGTAACTGATGAGTTGCAGGCCGTAATAACCCGTTGCCGAGATAGCGTCGCCTCACCCTTCTTGATTCATCGCAAGCCGCAACGATTGCTGCAGAAGCAGGCGCAGACCAAAGAGCACTGGACTAAGGTTGAGGATCGCTTTCTAACGCGCTCTTTTAAAGAAGCGCGGGAAATTGCCGGCTGCTATGCAGACTGGAAAGAAGAGGAAATGCCAGGCTTCCACGAAGTGCGTGCGCTGTCGCTGCACCTGTACAAAAGAGCCGGTAAAGATGGTCAATCCATTGCGGGCCATGCCAGCGAGACGATGACCAAGAACTACCAGAAAGACCACGCCGATGTGATCTGGTCGGATGCGATTCCAGACCTGAATATCAGCGAAATCACCGGTTAG